ATAGGTTGTAGTGTCCTACAGGAAGAACATCCCAATCCCTCGCTCTTTTCCTTCTGGGAAGAGAGCCTACAATGGTATGACAGAGCTGAATATTTTGCTAATTTCCACCTAAAGTTTCTGGTAGACCTCACCCTATATTTAGGAGTATTGCCCAACACCTCGGCCATGGAACTTCCTTACTTCGACTTGGAGGCTGGAGTATTTGTCGCCATGCACAATGGTCACTCGCTTATGAGTGAGCAGGATAGTCTCTTGCTCTTAAGAGTATTTCCCTCTTAAATTTATCATAATTATCTATACTGTAACCTAATTTTTCTTCAATCAACCTACCTTTGTTGAGCCCTTTTTCATTTTCTCCAGCAAATAAATATTTTTCAAATTTATTTTTGTCAATAGTGGCTGTGTCAACGTTAGGTAACTTAAGTTCAGGATTATTTTTAAGCTTCATTCTCCTGGTGTAATCAATGCTTCTTAACCTTTTATCTCTTTCACTTCCATTATACTTTAAATCTTGATATTTATCAAATTTTTCAGGTACTTCAACACCCGCTTTTTTGTACCTTTCTAGTTGTTTCTTGTCACTATGTCTATTGTTCCATTTCTTTTCCTCTATCAGATACTTAGGGTCAGACTCAACATACTTCTTGTGCCACTCTTTATAGTTTAATGACTTATCAACTTTGACTTCGTTATTGAACATATCTCTGGCCGTCCTGGTGCCTTGCATAGCTCCTGTGTATGGTGCAGTGGTACTTCTGCATCTAGGGTGCATTGGTGGATAATTTACCCCTGCTTGTGCATCCTTAATGCTAAAAACTTCATGGTCCAAATCTCTGCATATATCAGAGGTTCTTAAGTCTAGGGTAGCGACATAGATATACTTGTCAACACCCATTTCGCTGTATGCTTTCAGTGTACCAAGGCTACTAAAATAGGCCTGTTCAGTATGCACCAATGTAGCAGCTGCCCTTTTTGATACATCCATCTTCTTTGCTACACTTTCTATAGCTTGTGTGCAGTCAGCCCCTGATATAGCCATCTTTACTATTTCTTCTTCCAAGGCATCTTTTAGCTTGGCTCTGTTCTTCCATATCCTTTCGCTGAAATTCTTGCCTGACCAAGGTCTTTCAAATTCTTTTATTATTTCCCCTATAGTCAGCCTATGAAAGTCCTTTACCACTGTTTCACCAGTAGCAACACCTATATCAAAAATTACCCTATGGTAGTTAGTCTGTAGTGACTCTTTCATAAGCGATTCTACTGCCTCGTGTTGGTAGATATATGCCTTATCTATTTGCTTTTGGATGTTAAAGAATGTTTCTTCAAGGTGACTTATCCTTGATCTAGTGGATAAAGTGTTAAGCTCCAGTTGTATCTCTGGGCTGTCTATTAGGTCCATATACTCTTCTAATCCCATTCTAAAACTTTTATACTCATCACCTGTTAGAAGCTTATTAGCAAGGTCATAATCAAGCTCATTATCCTCTGCATACCTGTAGTATAGTACGGATATTTCCTTTTCAATTTCCTTCAAGCAATTATAGAATGCATCATTAATTGTCTTAACTACTTCATCTGCTGACCTAATATCTGCCCGTGACCTTTCAAGGGCCCTTTGAATCCAGTAGTTACTCTTCTTCGGCATCAGTATCACCACCTGCATTATCTATATTGGTGAAATCATAACTGCTTGTTATCTCCTCATCCTCTGCCTTTTTCTTTTCTAACTCTTCCTTCGCATTTTCCACAAATGGAAGTTGATTAAGCAAGGTTTCACTACTTAAATAAGGTGATAAATTCTTGATAGTCTGGGATAACTCATAGATGTTCTGCGGTAAGGTGTTAGCAAACTTGATGTTAATGCTCGTGAAGAGGTCTATATCCTTTTCTAGGCTTAGGGAATTACATATAAGTTCTATCCTTCGCTGTAATCCTTTCTTGAATTTCCTTTCCTTGTTGCTTCTTATCTGTTCCATGGCCAGTATCTTATATCTAATTGACACGCCACTTAGATTATTACCGAAGCTTTCATCCTGCATATCTGGTGTATAAGAAAACTTGTGTATATCTCTTCTAACTCTATCCTTGTAATTCTCTACCCACGCATCATTTATTTCCTTTATTAGCCACTTAGCGTCACCATCATCATCAAGTAGCATTACCCTGTCTCTCTTAAGCTCATCTATTCGCTCTGAGTCTGTACCAGCCATATTTACTAATATCAAGTATGCATCAGTGAATTGGTCCATGTCATTTAATGTATTTGACTGTGCCTTGTTGTAAGCATCTATCAGAGTAATTACCTGCTCAAAGTCCCCCTGCTCTTCCTTGTTGTTCACATATTCAACTACTGGTACCTCCTTAAAAGCGTGTGGTGTTATTTGCTCTAAGCTTAAATCAGAATCCTTGCCCTTATATAGCGTACACACTTCCTTGTCATATACTTCTGCATATGTTATCTTATCATTGCCCTCACCCACATCATAGTACCTGATAGCAAATTTAATGCTTGGTGATATTGTCATATCGTAAATGACAAACATTTGATCTGGTCCAAATTCATTAAATCTTATTCGTGCATCTTCATCACGATATAAAAGTTCATAAGCCTTGCCTTTTATGCTGCATATCTTGGCAAGTTCTAGATTTTCTTCCTGCTCATCTGAATAATCGAATATAGCCTGCAAGTCCTCAAGCAGTCCATCTTCTTCTTTGCTAGTATAGCTTATGGGCTGTCCAACAAAATAACCTACAAGCATATCAGTAATATATTTAGGGTATGGATTTACTATTTTGTTATTAGGCTGTCCATCCCTAGATGTATGGTCCAGTATATCGTGCTTACCTTCATAATATTTCTGAAGCTTAATATATCTAATGGACTCTGCCTTATGCTTCTTGATGAACTTTTGTATATCTTCAATACTCAATTCTTCTTTATCGGTCCTATACATATCATTCCCCCTATAATCCCAACTTAGCCTTGTTCATAGTCTTAAGCCCCTTCGATTTTCTCCAAGGCTCAATGCCATATCTTAAGGCTGCAATTGCATCATCAAAAAATGGAACTGGATCATCTAGATAAGTGCTTAGCCTATCATCATACTTCCACTTCCACTGTCCTAACTCTTTTATTAAATTCACGCATGACGGATGAACATATACCCTTCTTTGTTTTATCCAGTCTATCTGCGTGTTGATATACTTCTTATCTGTTGTCTTTTCTTTCTTGACCCCTTTAACTTTATATCCTGCCTTCTGCCAAGTCTTTTTTCTGTCAGGCTCTGCTGAATCACAATACATTAATATTTTCTTATCGAATTTACCTTCAGTATCTTCAATAATTTCTGATGTGTCTTTTTCATAGCAATAGTGTTCATTCAGGATATATAAATCCCCATCCTTGTAGGCAATCGTAAGGATAGCATTAGCATGGTTAAACCCAAAGTCCTGACCTATGCTTAAATACTCATAATCTGATGTATCTTGGCTTATATTCTTTACTTCCCAATTATTAAATATAAGTCCACCAACTTCTCCCCACTCTCCAAGTCCATATATCCTATATCCATCAGGATCTCGTTCTTTCCTCATCATCATTCTTTTATGGTAGGCTTCGTCTATGAAGCGGTTTTGCAGATAAGTTGACTGGTGTGTAAATACATCCTCATGTATAATGTCAAAATACTTAGCCTTTATCCAGTGTCTAGAGCTTACAGGATTGAATGTAAAGGTCATCTGATAGAATAGGTTAGGATTATCTAGCTGACCCCTTAAACGGTCATCAAGGATGTCTATATCGGCTTCTGTTAGCTCTGTGGCTTCTTCTACCCATATCCACACTAGCTTACCAGTTTTGAAGGTGATTGACTTTACCTTTTCTCGCTGCTTATCGTCCTTCATTCCCCTAAATATTATGGAATTTCCGGTAAGTAAGCATTCAAGCTTTAGTGGTGACTGGGTCACCTTCCATACTCTTTCTGCTTGATCTCCAAACATTTTATATATGGCACTCTGAAGTTCTGCGAATGTTGAATCTCTGTTTGACTCGTCAACTTTTCTTACTACCAGTAAATTAGCACCTTTATATCTGGTATCTGACAACTTCTTAATATAGTCTTGTGCTATGTTGGTAGACTTACCACTACCGGCTGACCCTTTAAGGACCTTATATCTTTTGTGGCATTCGTTGACTGGCTTAAATACCTTATTCCACTGTAACTTTACAGTTCTAGATATCTTCTTCCCCATAGTCATCCTCAAATATCAACTCAACATTGCCGGACATATCTACCTTATCGGTCCACATTGAATATCTCTTGCCTAATAATTCTGCTGCCTTTATCCTATCCTTAGCGCCAACATCTATATTAGTTTTCTCTTGACCCCATTCTGCACCTCTTGATATAAGTGTTTGTTCGGTATGTTCTCCACGCATCACTGAAGTAAGGTACTCCAGCACCTCTTTTTGGTCGGCTATCTTCTCTGAGTCAAGTTTTGCCAGCCTTTCGTCTATATATGTTTTAATTCCAACATTTTCCAACAATCTATGGCTTTGTGCTTTCGCATATTTTTCACTGTATCCAGCTAAAATAGCTGCTTCACATTTATTACCACTGATGATATACTCATCAGCAAATTTCTTTTGTTTTAACGTCAACCCATGGTATATCACCACCCTTCAATGTATTGTATGAAAAAAGAACCCATTACAGGTCCTTTTAAAAGTTACTTTTATTTATTGATCTTATTTACTACATCCCTGCTTATTTGTTCTCTAATATCCCTGACAGCTTTCGTATCATTATTAATAAACCTGCTTTTATAGTTTTTTTCAATCAATCCTTTTTCTGTCTCCTCTATTATCAATTTTCTTTCATAATTAGATATCGTTTCATTAA